ATCAGTGACTTAGCTATAACCCTCTGTTTTTACAGGGGGTTTTTTCGTTTGACAACCAACCCGATACCCCATACAATGAAAAAGTGATGAAAGGAAGCCACATGAGCTACAAGACCCGAACCAATCGTAACGACTTGATCGAAGCTATACTTATGCTCAAGCCTTCGGCGGTCAAAGCCGGCTTTGATTGGCCGAGCGACAACATTAAGAAGGGTGATACCAGAGACCTGATCATTTTCCTGGGTCAGCTGGCGGAATTCTTTCTCGATGAAGACGAAGAAAACGATCGGTGGTCGGAACGGTATTGACAACCAGCCCGCCACCGTGTACAATGAACATATGATGAAAGGAAATGGCATGACTATCGCTTCTGACCTCAAGGCTGGCGTTGAACGTTACATTCAAGCCATCAAGGCTGACTATGCTGGATATAGCCCGATGTCTCCCGTTCGCGCTGAAATGATCCAAGAGTTCGACGCCTCGATTCGATACGAGATCCATCGTAAGTTCATCAAGGTGATCACTGGTCCGCAGACTGGCGTTCATTCTTTCATTATGCTGGACGACGATGGCAAGTTCAAGCGCGGCGACATTCTCAAGGCGGCTAGCTGGAAAGCGCCCGCGAAGAACTTCGCCCGCGGCAATGTGCTGAAAGCATTGTCGAACGTTCGCTGGACGGGCGCTTGACAATTTCTTGCCAACCCACTACAATGAACATATGATGAAAGGTAACGAAATGAATATCAACCAGATTCGCACCACCCTCGACGAGCTGGAGTCTAATTATGACATGGCTATGAAATTCGGTGCCTATCCGCTGGCTAATCATCTGCTGAAACAGATCGATGACTTGCGCGAAGAGCTGGTTCGCCAAATCCATCAAATCCAAGCGGAAGATCCGTATACCACGGAAGCGGATATCCGCTATTTCGAAGGGGCTTAATCATGACTAATCAAGAATTGGCTAAGGCGATCCGTTATAAATTGTTCGCTGAACGAGCCACGCTGAAAGAAGCCATGGAATATGCTTTCTCCGTGTTTCGCACTCTCGGACCAAATGAATTGGCTGCTACGACTGCGCTTATGGTCGTGTTGAATACGTTGGCGAACGAACTTGAGAAAGCCACGATTCAGCCCGAGCATAATTGATCTTGACAACTCGTCGCCAACCCGCTATCATTATTAAATAGTGACGGAGATGACTATGGCTGATACCACGAATCTAATCAAGCCTGGCTCGCTAGACAAGCTGGCTAAGTTGTTGGCGGTAGAAAACATTATGATCGAACATAAGCCCATCAAGACGGCTTATTTCGACGTGAAGAATCGCGTCCTGGCCCTTCCTATGTGGAAGGACATGCCTGAGTATCTGTATCATTTCTTGGCATTACATGAAGTCGGTCACGCTCTATATACTGACGCCACAGAATGGAAAGGCGCTATCGACAAGATAGAAGAAGAAAAAGAATCCAAGCGCATCGCGCATACGTTCCAAGGCTATCTGAACGTCATAGAAGACGCTCGCATCGAGCGCAAGATGAAGACGAAATTCCCTGGATCGCGCCGCGATTTCATCGATGGCTACAAGTGGCTGCATGAGAACGATTTCTTCGAGATCAAGAACGACGATCTAGATACATTATCGCTGATCGATCGCATCAATCTCTACTTCAAGATTGGCACGATCGTTCGCGTCAAGTTCAGCGAAGAAGAGCGCGTGTTCGTGCAGCGGGCTGAACAGACTATCACGTTCAACGACGTAGAGAATCTTGCGCGCGATGTCCTTGAGTATGTCAAGGCTAAGAGAGAACAAGATAATGAGCAAGAAGACGAATCGTTCGCCCAGCTAGAAGAAGGCGAAGGCGGCGAAGAAGGCTTCGAAGACGTCGACGGCGACGGCGATGACGAAGGCGACTCTGAACGCGCAGCCAACGAAGATGATGCCGGCAATGACGGTTCTATTGACAGCGCGACTAAGAAAGAAGAAAAAGAAACCGTCGATGAGGCTAAGACTGATCGTGCGATGAACGATCGTATGGAAGAGCTTCTCGATCCTAGGCTTTCCAGCCGCGAGTTCAAATATATCTACTTCCCCAAAGATCTAACCTACGAGCCGTTTACCTATAGTTATCGCGAAGTCTTAGAGCTGGTAGATAGTGATTTGGCGCGAGCCAAGAATCCGTATCTGTTCAGGTCTTATTGCGGCTGGCTGACTAGCAAGTTCCGTCGTGAGAACAGCTCGGCTATCAATTATATGGTCAAAGAGTTCGAGATGAAGAAAGCGGCTATCGCTTACTCTCGCTCTAAACAGGCTAAGACTGGCGTCATCGATGTGAACAAGCTCCACAGCTACAGATTCAACGATGATATCTTCAAGCGACTGACTATCGAGCCTACCGGCAAGAATCACGGCGTTGTTGCTATCCTTGATATGTCTGGCTCTATGTCGCAGAACTATCGCGGTGCGATGGATCAGTTGATCTCGTTGGCTATGTTCTGCCGCCGCGTTGGTATCCCGCATCGTTTCTATGGCTTCACCAGCGTTATTTCTGGCAATGATCAGGTCTGGACTAAGACCAAGCTCGCTCGCTCGGGCGCGCGCGGAGAGATGAAGCGCAGAATCCAACAACGCCTGAACAAGGAATTCGTGTTTCCCGACAAAGAGTTCGATCTTCTCGAACTATTCAACGAGAAGATGAATCTTAAAGAATTCAACGAAATGATTGGCATTCTTCTTGCGGTAGCCTCGAAGTACGACTATCATAGCAACGAGTTCGCGATCAAGAACGGTTTTACGCTCAACGGTCAGAATTCGATGATGGATAGCATCTTTGGCTTCATTGGTCTCAGGTTCTTTGGTCTTGGTGGTACGCCGCTCAATGATTCGTTGCTTGTGTGCCGCGACTTGATCAATAAGTTCCGCAAAGAAAAGAACGTGCAGATTATGAATTTCATCTGCATCACCGATGGCGAGAGCAATCATTCTACCGTTGTAGATGAGAAAGGCAATGATCGATTGCTTGGCGTTAACGCCACATGGTCGAACATAACCCGTATCTTCATCGACGAAGAATCGAAAATGCAAACGGCCATGACCGCCTTCGATGGCTATGCAGACGTGACGGCTATGTTTGCGCGCATCGTTCGCGATGCTACAGAATCTAACTTCGTTGGCTTCTATATCACGACCAGCACATACGAAGTTCGTAGCGCCATCTCGAAATATACGCCCACAGAACATTACGATAAGACCATCGCGAAATATAAGAAAGAAAAGAGTCTTATCATTCCTAAGATGCTGAACTTCCACGAGTTCTATCTCATCCAGGGTGGCGCGAATCTTCGGGCTCAGCAGGCTAAGTTCGACGAGGCTAAAGACTTGAAGAAGGGGCAACTAGCCAAGGCGTTCATCAACGCCCAGAATAAGCGTGGCGGATCTCGTATGATACTATCGCGGTTCATCGAGAAGATTGCCGCTTGACAATAGAACCTAGACCATATATACTTATCTTAGAGTAGAGGAGAAGGCAAAATGTTCAAGGTAACATATACGCTCAAGGGCGAAGATAAACTGCTCACGGACGAGTCTGCCACATTCCGCTATCTCAAGGATGCCTTTGCATTCATGCGAGCCCTTATCAATTCTACTGGGCTTGTTGGCAAACCGACTATCGAACGAATGTGACTTGACAACCACTGACGCCTGTGATACAATACATATATGATGAAAGGTGAGACGATCATGTTGAAGGCGAATCAAAGCAAGTTCCTCGAGTTGGCTACTGATACATTTGGCAGCGAAGCTGTTGTGGCTGTCGCTGAGCTGGTCGAGCTGGCTCGTCAGCACAATCTAGCCAACGCAGATCACCACTGGCTCTACAAGCCCAAGTATCGTCACGATCGCGGGCAGTATCGTCTGCCTCGTTATGAAGGCGATTCTAAGTCCATTGCTGCCATGGCGGCAGATATCGTTCCTATCCGGCGCGAGAATCCTGTGAACAAGAAGTTCAATCCGAACGTTGTTTCCGAGCATGACTATGCTCAGATTCCCGAGAAAGATAAGAACTATGTACCGTTTGGCGAGTTCAAGATGATCGAGAAGATTATCTCGTCTGGTCAGTTCTTCCCCGTGTTTATCTCTGGTCACTCTGGCAACGGCAAGACGTTTATGGTCGAGCAGGTTTGCGCCAAGGTCAAGCGTCCGATGATTCGCGTCCAGATGTCACGCGAGACTGATGAAGATGACTTGATTGGCGGTTTCCGCCTCATCGACGGCGAGACTAAGTTTATGAAGGGTCCCGTCCTTCGCGCGATGGAGATCGGCGCTCTCTTGCTGATCGACGAAGCTGACCGCGCAGATCCTGGCAAGGCTATGTGTCTCCAGGGCATTCTCGAAGGCAAGCCTTACTTCATGAAGAAGACTGGCGAGATCGTTACAGCCACTCCTGGCTTCAACGTGATTGTCACGGCTAATACCAAGGGTCGTGGTTCCGACGATGGTCGATACGTTGCTGCTACGATGCTCGACGATGCGTGGCTCGAGCGTTTCCCGATCACGATTGAGCAAGAGTATCCGACTCCGGCTATCGAGAAAAAGATCTTGACAAATTACTTGTCAGATGATACAATGACTCAAGATGATAAGGCGTTCGTTGAGCACCTTGTTGTTTGGTCTGAGATCATTCGCAAGACTTTCACCGAGGGCGCGATTGACGAGCTTATCTCAACTCGCCGCCTAGTTCATATTGCACAGACGTATCGTAGGGTTGGCGATCGTATGAAGTCTATTCGCCTGTGCATCAACAGATTCGACGAAGAGACCAAGACTGCATTCCTTGATCTCTATTCAAAGGTTGATCCGACGATCAACCCCGTCACCGAGACTCCTGCTGCAGAAACTGACAAAGCAGCGGAGAACGCTCAGGAAATCGCTTTCTGAGTGTAATATAAACCCACCATCTATGGAGTATGATTGTTATGACTAAGACTGATTCCGTTCTCAAGGCTCTTCTCTCTGGCGAAGAGCTGACCGCTTCGCAGATCCGCTCGCGCTTCGCCGTTGGCAATCCGCATGAGGTTGTTCGTGTTCTTCGCGAGAAGGGCTACGCGATCTATCTCAACGAGCGCACGAACTCGAAGGGCGAAGTGACGCAGAAGTACCGTCTCGGCACGCCTTCGCGCGCGATGGTCGCTGCTGCGTATGCGGTTCTCGGCACGACCGCGTTTTCTCACGCTGCGTGATGCTATATAAGGGAGGGGGAGCAATTCCCCTCCCTATCTTTCATGGAGTTTAGATAATTGTCCACTGATAATCGTGAGCCTTGGGAGCATCTCAAGGGTATTTCCGTCACTGTTCGCAATAATGATGTGAACGGTGCTTTGCGCATTTTGAAGAAGAAAGTCCAGCGCGAGAATCTCTTGCGCGATTTAGCAGATCGTGAACATTATACCAAGCCTTCGATCAAGCGTCGATTGAAGCATCAGCAGGCTATCATTCGCTGGAAGAAAAAGCAGGCTGAGATTCAAGAACTGCTCTGATGGAGCATATATAATAAAACAACATTGGAGTAATCATGGCTGGCATTGAAATTACAGTATCTGTTGAAGAACTACGCAAAAAGAAAATCTTCGTCGCGACGCCAATGTATGGCGGCATCTGCGGCGGACAGTATTGCAAGTCCACGGCTGATCTAGCATCTATGGCTGCACAGTATGGTATGGACGTTCGCTTCTTTTATCTTTTCAACGAATCACTAATCACCAGAGCAAGAAACTATCTCGTCGATGAGTTTCTCCGCTCTGATTGCACGCATCTGATGTTTATCGACTCAGATATTGGCTTCGATCCGAACGACGTTATCGCTCTTGCGGTTATCGCTGAAGCCGGCTCCGATAAGCATATCGTCTGCGGTCCGTATCCCAAGAAGTGCATCGCCTGGGAAAAGATCAAGCGTGCAGTCGATAAAGGATTCGCTGACAGAGATCCTAGCAATCTTGAGAAATATGTTGGCGACTATGTGTTCAATCCAAAGGGCGATACAACTTCGATTCCTCTCGATGAGCCTGTAGAAGTTCTTGAAGGCGGCACTGGCTTTATGATGATCCAGCGCGAAGCACTGGAGCATTTCGCTAAGTCTTATCCGCAATACTACTACAAGCCAGATCACGTTCGCACGGAACATTTCGATGGATCGCGCGAGATTCTTATGGCTTTCCAAGCCGAAGTTGATCCAGCGTCGAAGCGTTATCTTTCAGAAGACTATTGGTTCTGTCAGAAGGCGCAAGAAGTTGGTCTTAAGACTTGGCTCTGCCCCTGGATGAAGTTGCAGCATACTGGCTCTTATGTGTTTGGCGGATCTCTTATGGATCTTGCTACCATTGGCGCTGGCGCTACCGCTGACGAGACTTCTATGCCAAAGAAAAAGAAGAAGTGATTTGACAATCCGCATACATAGTGATATATTGAATATGAGGAGACAACATGATGAAACTTTCTAAAGAGACTACCGAAATCCTCAAGAACTTTGCGGCGATCAATCCGTCGCTTATCTTCCAGGCTGGCAGTGTACAGAAGACTGTCAGCCCGCAGAAGACTGTTCTTGCTAAGGCTAATGTTACCGAGAGCTTCGACAAGGAGTTCGCTATCTACGATCTGACGCAGTTCATCTCGACTGTTTCTATGTTCGAAGATCCCGATCTCAATCTTGGCGACGATTCGCTTACGATCACCAATGGTAAGGCTAAGACGACTCTTCGCTATGCCAAGACGGATCTGATCCAAGCGCCGCCTGCGAAGGAAATCAATCTTCCTTCCACGGAGATCTCGTTCACTCTCGATGCTTCTGCATTGCAGAGCGCATTGCGCGCAGCTGGTGTTCTTGGTCTTCCTGAGATTGCGTTGATTGGTCGTAAGGGCAAAGCCTATCTTGCTGCGATTGATTCTCGCAACGACGGCTCCAACTCGTTTGAGTACGAAGTTGGTTTGGCTGAGGCTAACTATCGCATGATCTTCAAGATTGACAATCTCAAGATTCTCAATCGCGACTACGAAGTTCGCGTGTCGGCTAAGGGTATCTCTCACTTCAAGTCGAAGACTGGAGATGTGGAATACTGGATTGCTACAGAACAGTCTAGCAAGTATGGCGAATAACAAGGGGACTTCGGTCCCCTTTCCTCTTTATATCATGGAGCCAATATGCGCGAAGAATTTCTGTGGGTTGAAAAGTATCGTCCTCGTAAGATCGCAGATTGCATTCTGCCCGAGGATCTCAAGGCTACATTCCAGCAGTTTGTAGCAGACGGCAACATTCCCAATCTACTTCTCTCTGGCACAGCAGGCGTTGGTAAGACGACTGTTGCTCGTGCTATGCTGGAGGAGATCGAAGCAGATTACATTATCATTAACGGATCAATGAATGGAAACATTGATACGTTGCGAACGGACATTCGTAACTTCGCAGCGACAGTTTCCTTCGGCGGAGGAAGAAAATATGTCATCCTTGACGAGGCTGACTATCTCAACGCGAATAGCACTCAGCCTGCTCTCCGCAATTTTATGGAAGAATATTCATCAAATTGTGGATTCATTCTTACTTGTAATTTTGTTAATCGTATCATTGATCCTCTGCACTCTCGTTGCTCTGTCGTAGAGTTTAAGATTGGCAGCAAGGAAAAGGGCGAGTTGGCTAAGCAGTTTCTCGCGCGCGCATGCGGGATCCTGGATCAGGAGAACGTTGGCTACGACAAGAAAGTCCTAGCCGAAGTGATTATGAAGCACTTCCCTGATTGGCGTCGAGTTATCAATGAGTTGCAGCGGTATTCTGCCCGTGGCGCGATTGATGCTGGCATTCTTGCCTCCGTGGACAACGTGGAGATCAAGGAGCTGGTAAAGTATCTAAAGGGACGCGAGTTCGAGAATATGCGCAAATGGGTCGCCCAGAACGCCAGCATGGACGTGAATGTGCTATTCCGTAAGCTGTATGACGCGGCAAGCGCAATTATGAAGCCAGAGTCGATTCCGCCACTCGTTCTAGCCTTGGCTGACTATCAATACAAGGCTGCGTTCGTTGTTGACCAAGAAATCAACTTGGCAGCCTGCATGACGCAGATTATGATCGATTGTGAGTTCAAATGAACCTTTGACAATTTGGTGCCATCGTGGTACTATAAAGATAGTGAGTGATTTGCTCACTTAGAAAAAGGCTGTAGCCGAATAGTCGCTGTGACAGATCGGGCACCTTTAGAGGAGAAAGCAAATGGGTATGACGCATAACGAACACCTGCGCGTGGCTGAATCTATCGTCGCAGACTATAAAGATGGCAAGTTCGCCATTTCTAAGGCGGATTTCAAGCAACTTCTTAAGTGGACTACAGACGAGACTTCCGTCCTTCAAGTTCGCTCAAACAAAATCAATGTTGATGTGTTGGCTGAAATCGTCGATCGCATTCGATATTTTGGTCATATGGATTTCGCTGATGCGATTCTTGTTGAGCGTCGTGTCGATGGCTCGCTTCGACTCATTAACGGTAATCACACATGCGCCGCTTATGTTGAAGCCTTTGAAAAGAAGCTGATCAAGGGACTGACTGACGCCAAGATCGTCATTATCCCCGAAGATCGCCTTCCCGAAGATGCCAACGATCGTGAACGAGTGCTGGTTCAAATTGCGCTTGTGATGAATCGTAAAGAAGTTGTACATAACAAGACGACCAAGTCTGATGTGCGCGACGTGATCCGTAAAGATATCATCAGTGGCATCAAAGTGGAAACGGCTGACTATCAGTCTACCCTTTCTGCTTCTGTGCAAATGAAGAGCACCGTGATCGGTAAGTTGATCATGGAAGCCAAGAATGATCTTAAAGAAGAAGAGCTGCGCACGAAGTTCAACTTTAAGCAATATTCTGCCAGTGAAATGAATCTCATCAAGCAGGAGCTTGAAGAGGAGTTCGAACAGAACGACGAGAGCGTTGCAGTCACTTGGGCCGTTGTTACTCGCGATAAGATCTACGAGACGCTAGGCAAGGCTGTTGGAAATGCGCTGAATTATAACAGGGCGCATATTGTATTTCACTTCAAGAACTACAGCGACACCAAGCTCAAGACGAGCACTATCAAGGCTATCAATGATTGGCTGAAATACTGCTCAATGGAAATCACTTACGAGTTTCTGCCCTATCGGAAACAGTAAGATGTATATCTACTGTCTTGCTACCGACACTGATCTTCAGGCTAACCGCCTGAAGATTGGTGAAACCGAATCTCTATCAGGCGTTGAGAAACGCAGAATAGAGTTTGACAAAACATTTGAACCATTATATACTAGAGCTATCTGGAATATCGGAGAGCGCGCCCGTGGATCGGACAAGGTGCTCCATCGTTATTTCAGGGATAAACTTTTGAGGGCAGGCGGATTTGAATGGTTTGGTGACATCACATTGGATGAAGTCAACGAAGCCATTATTTACCTCTGCGGACCCGAGATCAAGAGGATTAAATAATGAGAAGAGAAGCGAATATACCAGTTGTATGGCGAAAGACTCCTGAACAACTGACAACGAATACTATATACGGGACGACCACAGTTAGAAGCAAGTTCTGCCCAAAATGTTATAATCACAGATCGCTAACAAGCTTTTATATGAGATCGCCCGATTACACCAAAACGAAACCATACAACGTGCTCGATCCTTCTGAACGCATATGCGTCGAGTGTAGAGATGCACAGACTAAGATGCGCCGCGATAAAGAAAAGAACGATCGCGTTGGAGCAACTTTAGATAGATTCTTTGATGAGTAACCCCTTTGTCTATGTCGATAGTGTAAGTCACACCAAAAAGAATCTGATGCGTGGGACAGCGAACGATGAGCTCGCAGAGAAAGGCTACAAGCCCTATCTGACCAATCGTTCGCTGTCTTACTTTCAGGACTCAATCCTCTACGCCAACGAGATGAATGTACACCCGCATCTCGAGCATAAGCCGCAGTACGAGTATTTACTAAATAGCTTGCGGAAGCGTAAGAGGTATGCCAAATGGAAAAAGCAAGCCCCCGACGCGACCGTCGAAATGATCATGGAGTATTTCGGCTATGGTCGTGCTAAGGCGGAGCAGGCATTGCGAGTCTTAACCGATGAACAGTTGACCATGATCGAGGTAGCACTCGACAAAGGTGGAAAGGTATGAATGCATCGGTTGATTCAATGGTGGAAGTCAAGCTGCGCACAGCAGAAGACTTTTTGAAGATCAGAGAAACCCTCACAAGAATTGGTGTAGCGTCGCGCAGAGACAAGGTTCTGTTTCAGTCCTGTCACATTCTGCATAAGCAAGGGCGTTACTATATCGTACATTTCAAAGAGCTGTTTGCGCTCGATGGCAAACCTACGAATTTCTCGGACGAAGATAAGGCGCGTCGCAATACGATCGCCAATCTTTTGGCTGAGTGGGACTTGATTGATATTGTAGACGACAATCGCACAAAGGATCCTATCGCGCCGCTGAATCAAATCAAGATTCTAGCGCATAAGGAAAAGAATGATTGGAAGCTGGAAGCCAAGTACAACATTGGCAAAAAAAGAACGGTCGACTGATCTATTCCTAGTTCATTTCTTCAGCCAGCTGCTGAATATAGGGCTGGCTGTAGGAATCTACTTCGCATACAGGTTCCAATATTATTTGTGCAACACCCTTGACATTTTTGGTTGCACCGCTTATATATACTGATGTGACGCTTTCGAGGTCACAAACTCAACCTTGCCTAACAGGAGGTAACACTATGGCAAAGAATGAATACGCACAAATCCCTTCGCCTTTCGGTCAGTTCGATCCATTCTCTGTAGGATTCGACAAGACATTCAAGCTCCTCTCATCTCAACTTGATAACATTGGAAAGAGCCTTCCAGGCTATCCTCCATACAATATCAAGAAGGTCGGCGATAACAAATACGTTATCGAGATGGCTGTCGCTGGATTCGCCAAGACAGACATCGAGCTGACTCTGGAGAACGGAAAGCTCGTCATTGCAGGGAAGACGAAGGAAGCGAACGACGTTGACAACGCCAACGTTTACTACTTCTATAAGGGAATCGCTGAACGCGCATTCACGCGCCACTTCACGCTCTCCGACACGGTAGAAGTCAAGAACGCAGAGCTCGTTAACGGCATTCTTAAGGTGTGGCTCGAGAATCTTATTCCAGAGCATCAAAAGTCTAAGAAGATCGAAATCAAGGACTAATCATCCTATTGAGTTTTTTGCTATGCGCTGGGCAGTTCACGCTGCCCAGCTTTTTTCTGTTTAAGGAGACACACATGTTAGACTGGTTCACACAAACATATCGTTACTATAACACAATCATCGAGCTTATGAAGCTGAGCGACGACGAGCTCGAGCAGCTTGGTATGTATCGCGAAGAAATCGTTTACGTCGCTTACAAAACACATCTGGTGTCTAATGCTTAAGTTTGTCTGCAACATCATCACAGAAACTAAGAAGCTGATGCGCGAAAAGATGGGGAACCGCCCTTACAGCTAAATACAGCTGAAAGGAGGGTCCAATGGCGCTTGTTACATTTGACCAACTGAATGAGTTTTTCGAGGATACGGACGAAGACATCGTTCAGGAGTTCGTAGAGCCACTCAACGAAGTGATGGAGTTCTACGAAATCAATAATAAGAATCGTATCTCAATGTTCCTTGCCCAAGTAGGACACGAATCAGGTGGACTGCGTGCTCGTAAGGAAAATCTAAACTATAGAGCTGAGACGCTAGTAAAGATCTTCCCAAAGTATTTCCGTGGTAAAGATCCTAATCAATACGCTAAACAGCCTGAAAAGATTGCAAATCTAGTTTACGCCAGTCGTATGGGTAACGGTCCTCCAGAGTCTGGAGACGGTTATCGTTATTGTGGGCGTGGACTTATTCAGCTGACAGGAAAGAGCAACTATCAAGCATTTGCGACAGACATGAACATGGATCTCGCTGAAGCAACTGAGTGGCTCGAAACAGCTGAAGGTGCGGCTTGGTCCGCTGGTTGGTTCTGGGATTCTCGTGAACTGAATCAGTGGGCTGATAGAGGTGACGTTCTTACTGTCACAAAGAAAATCAACGGTGGAACTATAGGATTGAAAGATCGTGAAGAACATTATGCGGCTGCTTTAGAAATATTCGCATAAGGAAATCACGATGCCAAAATTCGGAACTACAACAGACGACGAGCCAATCGTCGCGAAACCTGCTATGGATCAGATTCCTGCTGCTACGAAAGGTGCAGCTGCTTCTATTCCAACTACATATGTAGAGACCACTACTCGTTCTTCTGGTCCAGTCGCTTCTGCTGCTCCACAACTATCAGAAGCAGCACAACTTGCTGCTATCGAACTAGAGAAGAAGAAGTGGGAAGCGGAAAACGCAAAGCAGAATGAAGACTGGATGGCGAAGAAATGGCGTCCAGCAATGGGTTGGTGTTATATGGTTATCTGCGTACTTGACATGGCGGTCTTTCCAATTATGTGGTCGGTCGCACAAGTCATGGTAAAGATGCCACTCACGCAATGGAATCCTCTCACGCTGCAAGGCGCTGGTCTGTTCCATCTCGCAATGGGTGCTGTTCTTGGTATTGCTGCTTGGTCCCGTGGTCAGGAGAAGATGGCGGGCGTAACGAAGTGAGGAAATAATATGAATGTGAATCCTGTGAATGCTGCTAGTCAAGATGTTGGTACAACCATTATGATGCTTCGTTTGCTGAATGGCGACGAGATCATCGGAAAGGTTGGTGTCGCTGGTAATATGATTAGAGTGCTGAAACCTGCAGCTGTTCTGTTGCAGCCTACGGCAACTGGAAAGACACAAATGGCTCTGATTGATTTCATTCCTATGGCTAGGAACAAAGAAATCATTCTGGATCCGCGCAACGTTCTTTTCACATACGAACCAGACGAACAGATCGAGAACACATACAATCAGAACTTTGGTTCTGGACTTGTATTACCCAAGAAAGGGATCTTGACAACCGCGTCTTGATATGATAATATTAGAATATGAAGTTCTATACTAATGCTCTCGAGTACGGAAACAACATTCTTGTCCGCGGCTATGATCGCGGACAAGCCTTCTCTGAAAAGATTCCCTACAAGCCAAAGATGTTCGTGCCGTCGAAGCGTGAGAACGCAGGTTGGCGCGACATCCGTGGCGTGCCGCTGGATAGTATGCAGTTTGAATCTATCCGAGAGGCTAAAGACTTTATCAATAGATACGAAGATGTATCTAACTTCAAGGTCTATGGTCTCCCGCGGTTTATCTATGCGTATCTGAACGAAGAATATCCAGAAGAAGTCGTGTACGATCGCGATCTAATCAAAGTCGCGTACATCGATATCGAGGTGAGCTCTGAGTTTGGCTTTCCAAGCGCAGACGAAGCGCTCCACGAAGTTACAGCCATCACGCTGAAGAAAGATAGCATATTCCATGTGTGGGGATATGGTGACTATGTTCCTTCACGCAACGATGTGTTCTATCATCAATGCAACAATGAAAGAGAACTGCTCACCCGCTTCCTCAGCGAGTGGGCTGAAGGCGGTTATCCCGATATCGTAACTGGATGGAACGTCACGTTCTTCGATATTCCGTATCTCATTCGTCGCATGAATCAAATCATTGGCGAGAGCGAAGCGAAGCGATTCTCTCCGTGGAGAATCTTCAAAGAGCGTCAGGTTCGTACGAAGTTCAAAGAAGAAACTGTATTCAACATCGGCGGCATCGCGACTCTCGACTATCTCGAGATGTATCAGAAGTTCACATATTCTCAGCAAGAGTCGTACAAGCTAGATCACATTGGCTTCGTTGAGCTAGGCGAACGAAAGCTATCGTATGACTATGATACGCTGCACGAGTTCTATGTAAAAGATTTCCAGCGATTCATCGACTATAACATTCGAGACGTTGAGCTCGTAGAAAAGCTCGACGACAAGATGAAACTGATTGACATGGCTCTCGCGCTCGCGTACGATGCGAAAGTCACATTGCTCGATGTGTTCACACAGGTTCGTATGTGGGACGTCATCATTCACAATCATCTATGGAAGCAGAAGATTGCAGTTCCGCTGACTGGCGGCGGAAGCAAAGACGAAGCGTATGTTGGCGCGTTCGTTAAAGATCCGCAGGTCGGAGCACACAACTGGGTTATGTCATTCGACTTGAACTCTCTGTATCCGCATCTTATCATGCAATACAACATTAGTCCTGAAACGTTGTTGCGCGGAAAGAGAGCGCAGACTAGCGTCGATGAACTGCTCGATGGCGTATTCCCTGAAGTGCCGGATGGATATGGCATGGCGGCGAACGGATGCTTCTTCAAGAAAGATAAGCAAGGATTCCTGCCTGAGATCATGGAACGTATGTACAACGATCGTGTTGTATATAAGAACAAGATGATCGAAGCGCAGAAGAAGTATGAAGCGACGAAAGATAAGCAAGCATCTAAGGATATCTCTCGATACAAAAATATGCAGCTCGCTAAGAAGGTTCAGCTGAACTCAGCTTACGGCGCGATTGGTAATCCTCACTTTCGTTTCTTTGATATTGATCAGGCTACAGCGATTACTCTTGGTGGTCAGCTTTCTATTCGCTGGGCTGAGAATGAGATAAACAAATATCTGAACAAACTACTCAAGACTGACGGAGAAGACTATGTCATTGCTTCGGATACGGATTCACTTTACATCTCGTTTGATAGACTTGTACACATGGTGTTTGAAGAACGAGGAGAGAAGGATAACGACACAGAAGTTTCGAAAGATCGGATTGTTTCGTTCCTTGATAAGATGGCTAGCGAGAAAATTGAACCAGTTATTGATCGCATCTATTCGGATCTTGCTATTCGGATGGGGGCGTTCGCGCAAAAGATGAACATGAAGCGTGAGGTTATTGCTGACCGCGGTATCTGGACTGCGAAGAAGCGATATATCCTCAACGTTCATGATTCTGAAGGCGTGCGATATGCAAAGCCAAAACTGAAGATCATGGGCATCGAAGCAGTTAAGTCGTCGACTCCTGCAGTTTGTCGTCAGGCTATCATCGACGCGCTGAACATTATTATGTCGAAGGATGAAACGACGCTGCAGGACTTCATCGCGAACTTTAGAAACGAGTTCAGTCAGCTGCCGTTCGAAGAAGTCTCGTTCCCAAGATCTGTGCAGAATCTAACTAAATATGCCAAGGAAACAAAGTCTATTCCGATTCATGTTCGCGGCGCTCTGTTGTATAACAGCAAGATTCGCGAGATGAAACTGAATAAGAAGTATGAGTACATCAAAGACGGCGAGAAGATCCGCTTCTCCTATCTCAAGATGCCCAATCCGTTACATGACAATGTGATATCTGCAATCAATGAACTTCCTGCGGAGTTCAATCTGAAGAAGTACATTGATTACGATACACAGTTTGATAAGACGTTTCTTGAACCGCTGCGCGCTATTCTCCAAGTGATCAACTGGCACGAAGAGAAGCAAAGCACACTAGAGGATTTTTTCGCATGACTATAAAGATTCCACAAGAGTATGCTGGCTATGATTTTGGTTTCACTGGCGTAGACGAACACGAAATAAAGCACGATGTTCTTCTTGCGCTGAACGAGAAAGATCAAGCTCTTACTGAAAAAGAACTAGAACTGCAAAACAAGATCAAGGTTCTAGAATCAATAATTATTCCTCTATTGAATAATTTGATTAAGACATCAGACAAAGCATATATTCACTGGCCCAATCGTAAAGAAAAATGCCAAGAAATGCTTGAGAAGGTATTGAAGACGACTAGAGGATGATATGCAAAGTACGATTACAAGAATTGATCCACCGATTCCTTTGATGACACCAAAGGGTCGTGCTTTGGCTCACTTTCTTATTGACTATGGTATGGAAAATGATTTGATGTGGGTCGTGTTTCAGGATGACACTGGCGAGTGCTGGACCTGGGAAAACGCACAGATCCGCGCTCGTATCAATCAAACCATAGGACGTAAGAAGGTAAGCAAGATTGACACTTAACCTCGATCGTTGGTTTATTATGACGACAGGAGTAGCTCTCTCCGTCGTCGCTGCGTGGTATTCAGTAACAGGTCTAACAGCTATCTTTGCCGGCGCATACTGGGCCGTCATTATACTTGGAGGGACGCTAGAGTTTGGTAAGATAATTCTTGCGTCATGGCTCTATAGGAATTGGAAGTACGTTCCATTCCTTATGAAAACATATTTCACTGTTGCTCTTTTAATCCTTATGCTCATAACAAGCATGGGAATCTTTGGATTTTTATCTAAAGCACATCTAGATCAAGTTGCTCCTAGTGGCGAAGTTGCTGCTAGAATAGAAAGAATAGATGGCTCCCTCGCGCGCGAGCGTGCGCGTATCACTAAAGCAGAACAACAAGTTGGACAGCTAGATCGAGCAATAGATAGTATCATTGATAGAAACAATCGCGCTCAAACTGCATTGCAGCTACGCAATCAACAAAAGAAAGAACGCGATACTATTGCTGCTGAAATAAAAGACGCGCAAACTAACATCGAAAAACTACTCGACGAAAAAGCTCCTCTTATGAAGGCCACTCGCGAGATTAAAAATGAAGTTGGACCGATTCGTTATGTGGCTGAATTAATATATGGCGAGAGTAGCGAACGAGATTTAGAATCAGCCATAAGAATGATGATCATTCTCTTGGTCTTAGTAATCGATCCATTGGCTGTGCTTCTCATCATTGCTGCGAGTAAAGAATTGCACGGAGAAATCGACACCATGGAAGTTGTTACGACTAACGGAGATCTATGGGAACCAATCGTTGTAGAAAAGAAGTCTTGACAACTCATTCTACTTATGATACTATTATGTTGGAGGTGAATTATGTCGCTCAAAGAAAAACTGATTAAAAATAGTACAATCGCTTTTACAGCCACTCTTGAAGATTCCAAGATTTTCACAAAGAAGGATATCATTCCTACATCAGTTCCGATGATCAACGTTGCGTTGTCTGGTAGCATTGATGGCGGAATGACTCCTGGACTTACAATGCTCGCTGGTCCGTCTAAGCATTTCAAGACTGGCTTTGCGCTTCTCATGGCATCTGCTTTTCTAAAGAAGTATTCAGATGGCGTTATTCTTTTTTACGATTCTGAGTTTGGTACTCCTCAGTCCTATTTTAATACCTTTGGTATTCCTTTTGATGCTGTTGTGCATACTCCTATCACTGACGTCGAACAACTCAAATTCGATATCATGAAACAGCTGACAGAGTTGGAACGCGGCGATCATGTTATGATTGTCATTGACTCGATTGGTAATCTTGCTTCTAAGAAGGAAGTCGAAGATGCGCTGAACGAGAAGTCTGTCGCAGATATGTCTCGTGCGAAGCAGCTCAAGTCGCTGTTCCGTATGATTACGCCTTATCTTACGCTCAAAGATATTCCTATGGCTGTTGTCAATCATACCTACAAAGAGATTGGTATGTTCCCGAAGGATATCGTTGGTGGCGGCACTGGTTCTTACTACGGTTCCGACAACATCTGGATTCTTGGTCGTCAGCAAGATAAGGATTCTGAAGGTATCCAAGGATATCACTTCGTTATCAACGTGGAGAAGAGTCGATATGTCAAAGAAAAGTCAAAGATCCCCATTACCGTTTCATTTGAAGGCGGCATTAATCGCTGGAGCGGTTTGCTTGACGTTGCTCTGGACGGCAATTATATTGTTAAGCCAAAAAATGGGTGGTATGCTAGGGTAGACAAACAGACTGGAGAAGTCCTTGCACCAAACATGAGAGCTTCGGATATTGAAGACAACGGCGAGTTCTGGAAGACGATGTTCAAGGAAACAGACTTCGCCAAGTATATCAAAGAGCGCTACTCCATTGCACATGGCGCTATCCTTGGAGATGAAAATGAGTAGAGCTATTGACAATCCAGTCGCAGTAGATTATAGTCATATTATGCATCCCAAAGTAGAAAAATTCGTTTGCATCAAAATCAACGAAGGCGAATTCGAAGGGATGGTGTATCATTACGAAAATCTAAAAGTAAGCGATACCGAAGACGAAAACGGCGACGCGATGCTCAACTTCAATTATCACGTCGTCGAATCATTCATGGCTGAAGAAATGATGACTGATAATATCAAGCAACGATTTGAAGATACGATTGCTGGTATTCTTTTCGATATTTTACTAAAACAAGTAGGAAGGATTGGGAATGAAGATCGAACTGACGATTCTGAAGAATCTGGTTCACAATGAAGACTTCGCCCGTAAGACTCTACCTTTTCTAAAAGAAGAATATTTCAGTGATTCGTCTGAGCGTCAGGTGTTCAAACGAATCACCGACTTCATGACTAAGTACAACACCAATCCTACACGCGAAGCGATTGGTATTGAACTTGAATCTGCGACTAATCTTACGGAAGAAGAACACAAGCGTTCGATGGATATCGTTCGCAATCTTATCGAGCCTGAGCCCAGCGAAATGCAATGGCTTCTCGATACCACTGAGCAGTTCTGTCAGGAACGTGCAGTATATAATGCGGTCATGGATAGCATCTCTATTCTTGACGGCAAAGATAAGAATCGCACTAAGAATTCTATTCCTGAGATTTTATCAGAAGCTCTTGGCGTTTCCTTTGATAGTCATATCGGTCACGACTTCATCGACGACTTCGAAGAGCGATACGATTACTATCATCGCGTAGAAGAAAAGGTTCCCTTTGATCTTACGCTGATGAACTCCATCACTCGTGGTGGATTGTCTCGCAAATCTCTCAACATTATTCTTGCTGGTACTGGCGTCGGTAAGACGTTGGCTATGTGTCACTTCGCAGCAGCTAATCTTGCGCTGGGTAAGAATGTGTTGTATATCACGATGGAGATGGCTGAAGAAAAGATCGCAGAACGTATCGACGCTAATCTGCTGAACATTGCGTCCGAAGATCTGCAACAACTACCACGCGATCTGTATGAAAACAAGATCGCTCGTCTTCGTGCTAAGACTACAGGTAAGTTGATCATCAAGGAATATCCTACCGCTTCGGCTCACGTCGGTCACTTCAGGCACGTTCTGAACGAACTGAATCTGAAACGAAACTTCGTTCCTGATATCATCTATATCGACTATCTCAATATCTGCTGTTCTTCGCGTATCAAACCTGGATCTAACGTAAACAGCTATTCTTACATCAAGTCTATCGCTGAAGAACTGCGTGGTTTGGCTGTCGAGCGTAATCTACCAATCGTGTCGGCTACTCAGACAACTCGTTCGGGTTACACCAACAGCGACCCTGGGCTTGAAGATACTTCCGAGTCGTTCGGTCTGCCCGCTACAGCAGATTTCATGATCGCCTTGATTCGCGACGAAAATATGGACGAGCGCGGTCAGCTACAGGTCAAGCAGCTTAAGAATCGTTATAGCGACCCAGCCAATAATAGAAAATTCTTTGTTGGCGTTGATCGCGTAAAAATGCGTCTATTTGATCTGGAGGATTCTGCCCAAGAAGATATTATTGATGATAGCCGCGGGGGTAAAACCCGCCGCTCGGATTCTGTGATGGATAATACCAAATTCGGGATGGAAGATCGTGAGCGCAACAAGCCTAAGCCCAAATTCAACAACTTCAAGTTCTAAACTAAATAGTCTTGACATTTTGTCGCCAGTAGAATATACTAGTCCAATAAGCGAGGGAGGTGCCATGTTCCCAGAGGCTTTGGAATATTCGAATAATACCGCCGACATTTATGTGGCTGGCGGTAAACCTAGGAAGAAAAAGCTCGTCGAAGCTGCGGCTAGATGGATGCTTGGCTATACCCTAGGAACAAGACTTGCCAACAATGTTTCCCTAAGAATCGATCTCGTTAACGATTTGAAGAACACGAACGTTTACGGTTCAGTTCTGTGGGCTGACAGTAACAATAGGCCGCGCGAGTTTGATATGGACTTATGCAATCACATTAATGATAGGACTCTGTTTCGCGTGCTCGCGCATGAGATCGTTCATATTCGACAATATGCGACCGGTGATCTAAAAGATCTAGCTACTCACGCCGACTACTGTAAATGGAAGAATAAATTAGTTCAGTCAGAGGGGCGCGGCCGCGGATCTTATTTTGATCTGCCGTGGGAAAAAGAAGCTCGCCGCGATCAGGAAATTATTTTCAACGAGTGGCGCAGAGCGCATAATTATCATTTTAAGCAAAAGGGTGGGGATATATACGGTGATTGAAGTTAAGATTTATAGTAAAGATGATTGCCCGTGGTGCGAGCGAGCTAAGTCGCTGCTCGCACTACATAATGTTTCGTACAACGAGATTAAGATTGGTCGCGACATTACTCGCGAGGAGTTCTTCGAACAGGTTCCGAATGTACGTACAGTTCCACAAGTCTTTGTGGGTGAAACGAGAGTAGGTAGCTATGATGATCTCTCAGCGGCCATCAAAAACGGCACGTTTGAGACTCTGTTTAGCTAAATAGATATTCGTATGGTATAGTTACGTCCAGAGCGTCGTATCTTCCTTTCGTAGCGCAAGCCAAAATAGGAGATAAGATGAAGAAGACTTTCATCGCACTCACAGCAGCGTCGCCGCTGCTTATGGCAGTTTCCGCTGAAGCTGCTCCTCAAAAGAAAAAGCAAGTATCACAGCAGACCGCACTACAACGTTGCAATTTGAGCGTTCAACCAAAGTATGCTCATTACGCTAGATTCTGCTCGATGCTGAAGCCTGAAACAATCGCACGCAGGAATCCAGCTCCAGCGCCCGTAGAAGCTTCTAACTATCGCGCAGATGACGATAGCGCAGCTGCATTCTTTGCTGCTGATCGTGCTCGTATGGCTAATATTCAAGTCACATATAATACGACACAAACTGCTAAAGCGCGCAAGACGAACGATACACCAGCGCGTCGTAATAAAACACCACTTGCTCCAGAGCCAGTTCGTGTTGCTCAGCAGTGGGAAGGATATCATGCTCAGAGAAACAGAAGCGAACTCCGCGATCTGTTGTCTAAGGGTAATGAGATGGTCGTCGATCCAGTTCGCATTCCATGGTGTGCAGCGTTCGCTAACGCTATTCTAAAGCAGACTGGATATGAAGGAACAGGTTCCCTTCAAGCACGTAGTTTCCTGGGATACGGCGTCGCTACAAAGTATCCTAAAGAAGGTGACATCGTCGTGTTCACTCGTGGTCGCAGTCAATATGCAGGACACGTTGGATTCTATATGGGAGAAGAAACATTGAATGGCATTCGCTACATCAAGGTTCTTGGTGGGAATCAGAACAAGGAAGTGAATGTCGCATATTATCCAGCTAATCGTTTGCTGGGATATCGCCGTTTGGGCTAATGATCAAGGAGGTGGATTTTTTGTCATTAGTCAGGGGAGTGGCGTGGTGCCACTCCCCTTTTTCATTTGAATAAATAGTCAAAATAATAACAAGGAAAGACTATGGCTGGTGCATCTGCTGAACGTCAAGAAACTGGTGTTATAAACGCTATTAGAAGAAGCGTTCGCACAAACGGAAACAAACCGATCACTCTTGTCGGTGCGAACGGTAAGAAAATTCTAAACGTAGTTGATGCAGAAAAACATTCTGGACGCACTGTATCAGGTTCTGAACCATACACAGACGTCATAATTCATTCAACAAGTAAAGCATATAATGTTTCTAATAAAGGCGAGTCTGCTCCTTCATTAGCTGGTGGCGGATTATCTGGAATCGAGACTATTCTTCCAGGACTTGTTAAGAAGTTTCTTGTTGAAGGCGTGAAACAATATACGAAGAAGAAATACAGAACCGGCGACGCAGTTCCAGAACTGTTTGGTCTTATTGATTCTTCCGACGTAAAGAAATTGTTACGCGGTAATAAAGATGTAGGCGGACCTATTGATTTCATGTACATTGGTCCGATGGACGTAGAGTTTGAATACAAAAACGGCGTATGCACACTCAACGGAAACTTATATACAATCGATGAATACTATAAAAAAGTTGGCGGTAAGTTATACATTCGAGCTCGTAAGCGTCGTGAAGATCAACCATTCACGCGCGATGAAGTTGATAAAGAAGGACTACCGCTAATCTACGGCAAATCTAAATCAAAATCTGATAGAGGTCGTCGAATTGTAGTAGCAGACAAAGCTCCATCGACGGCTATCACTTACAATATTCCGAAAGTCGGTAAATGAAAAAACTCTCAACATTTATTGCAGAAGAAAAAAATCTGCACATGGAGCACATCGAGGATCTTATCCTCAATGATGGTGTTGCTGGCGCGAAGCAGATCTTCTCGTTTCTGACACAAGTCCGCGATATGCTTGGCGGAAAGACCAAGAAGAAAGTATCTGCGACTGTAAAGTGGGACGGTGCACCTGCGATCTTTGCTGGTATCGATCCTCGCGACGGTAAGTTCTTTGTCGCTAAGAAAGGTATCTTCAACAAGACACCAAAGCTGTACAAGACACAGGCTGATATCAACGCAGATCTTGACGGCGAGCTTGCAGCCAAATTCACTGTAGCGCTGCGCGAGTTCAAGAAGCTCGGTATCAAGTCTGGTGTATATCAGGGCGATCTGATGTTCACGAAGGGAGACGTGAAGAAAGAAACGATCGACGACGCAAGTTATTACACATTCCAACCCAATACGATTGTATATGCCGTCCCTGTGAACTCAGCTCTCGGGAAAAGAATCAACGCTGCGAGCATTGGCGTTGTATGGCATACGACATACGAAGGCGACTCGTTTGAGAATATGCAAGCGTCGTTTGCTAAAGGTATCGTCGAAAAGCTGAAGCAAGTCAATACGATCTGGATGGACGACGCAACGTACAAAGACGTCAGTGGCACTGCGACAATGACTGCTGCGGAAACTGAGCAGCTCAATAAGATTCTGTCGCAGATGGGAACAATTCTGCAGAAACTGCCACGCGCTGCTGTAGATGCGTTCTCCGCAGATCCAGAATTACTGATTCGCATCAAGACATATAATAACAGCAAGGTTCGTGCTGGCGAAAAGATCGCGAACACAACATCTCATGTTGTTGGCTTCGTACATTACATGAATGACTATTACAAGAAAGAAGAAAACAGCAAGAAGACCGAGAAAGGTAAACAAGCTGTTAGAGAAAGATTCAAGAATAGCTTTGGACCGATTGTACGCACACCAGCTATACAATTAAAGAGCATTTTTGATTTCATGAATCTCGTGGTTGAAGCAAAACTGCTTATCATCGCAAAGATGAACTCGTCAGCTTCTATTGGTACATTCCTTCGTACTAACAAGGGACTGACGATCACTTCTCCTGAGGGATACGTTGCAGTTGATCATCTTACTGGAGGAGCTGTGAAACTAGTTGACAGACTAGGATTCAGTCAGGCTAATTTCAGTTCAGATATCATAAAAGGATGGCAACGCTAAGATATACTGACCGCTCGTCACATTACTCATTATATCGTTACATTTTGAAGTTGTCAAGCCCCTTTTTATAAATACTGATGCGGTCAGGCTAAGGCAATCCCGCGAGGAGAAAATGAAGAGCGTTGTATTTACGTTTGGGCGTATGAACCCACCGACTACGGGACATCAGCTGCTTGTCAACAAGCTGCTCGCTCACGCTCGTCAGACGAAAGCTACTCCTCGCGTCTATCTGTCTCATTCCGTAGGCAAAAAAGATCCCCTTCCGTACGATAAGAAGATCTCGTTCGCTCGTGCAGCGTTCGGAGCAATCGTGCGCAAGTCAAACTCTAAGAACGTAATTCAGATTCTCAAGGATCTGGAGAAGGAAGGATTTACTCACGTCACAATGTTTGGCGGATCCGATCGCGTTCCCGAGTTCACTAATCTGCTCAACAGATACAATGGCAAAGAATACAACTTCGAGAAGATCGAAGTGAAGTCCGCTGGCGAACGCGATCCAGACGCAGACGACGTTTCAGGAATGTCGGCTAGCAAAATGCGCGCTCTTGCTAAAGACGAAAAGATTGCAGAGTTCCTTCGCGGCGCACCAAACACGCTAAAAATCACACAAGCTAAGAACATGTATAACGCTGTTCGTAAAGCATTGCTAGGAGAAGATGTCATGGATTACAGTCATGACGAACGTTTCGTTGGTTTCATTATCGAAGCATCAGACGACGAAGCAGATATTGCTATTCCTTCGGACGGAGAGATCGCGAAGCACATCAACGACATGAGCGTTGATGATCTTGATCTTGATGATGCAGACGCTCTCATGCTTGACGTGATCCTTGGTCAAGATGTTGACGATAAGGAAGAAATGAGCGAAGCAAGAGTTCTTTCTTTACAGACGCGTCAGAAGCTCGCTCAACGCATGAAATCTATGTCGAAGCGTCTTGCTCGTCTGCGCGATGTTAAGCGCAAGCAAATGCCAGCACAACAAAGACTCCGCATGCGCGCGCGAAAGGCTGCACTGATGATTCTTCGTCGTCGTGCAACAGGCAAGACAAATCTAGATTATAGCACACTTTCACGTTCACAGCGCGTTGCTGTAGATAATGCTCTTGTCAATCGTTTTGGTAAGGGATTGAATTCTGCTGTAGATCGCATCTCAAAGAGAATACTGCCAATGATTCGTAAGAAAGCACAAACATCTGTTGCACAGGCTCGCGATACAAAAGAGTCTTTCGTTTACGAAGCGAAGGACAAAGAAGGATCAGCCAAAGACGTCGCACAGGATAAGATTCAAGCTGCAAAGCGCGGTATGTCTCCTTCAGATTGGGAAAAGACAAAGGCTGACGCAGCGCACGATTCTCCACTAAACGTCAATCCCATGAAATTGGATACTCTTAGTATCGATCCATCTAAAGACGATCGCGTTGCACCAAATCCAAAGCAAGGACATCTGCATCTTAATCGTAAGTTGAGACACTATGCTCGCAGCGTTGATGAAGGACGCAAGTCTTCAGCAGATAAAGATGCGCGCGACGCTGGTGATACGAACATTATCTATCAGATGCGTAAGACCATCAACTCTCGCGGCGAGCATGAAACAACGTTCGCTGACGGACACAAGGCACATATTTCTATTGCAGACGCCAAGAAGATGCTCGCTAAGTTCGAAGCTCTGCGTCTTCCAGCGGATAAGCATGAATTCACGATTCAAGCGGGTAGATCTCTTGCTTCGTTCAAGAACGTTATGGCTCATGGTGCAAAGCCAGAGAAGAAGAAGATCTCCCTTGGCGGTAAGAAGTTCAACGAGTTTTATCTTGGCGTAGGACGCTCACGCACTGTATCTGCATACGATAACGATGAGCCACCAGGCAATCGTCGTATCGCAGAAGTTGCTAAGGACGAGGATCGCCCAGAAGATCCAAACAAATCACGTCCGCTTTCACAGAAGCTAGATCTTTTGCTTCGTCTTGGTCTAGCCGATACAGACGAGCTGCAAAAGTATCGTCGTGCTTTGCGTTCTTCAAAGAAAGCCGCACTTCAATCGCCAGAGATGCGCGCAAAACTCGCAGATCTGTTGGACAAACTGATTGATCTCACGACACAAGATCCTGCAACGTATTCTCGCGTTCGTTATCGCGTTATGACGAAAGAAGCGCTCGCTCTGCTCAATAAAGCTGAGAGATCAGGAATCGACGTTTCTATTCTTGCTGAAGTATTCGTCCGTGGTCTTCAAGAAGACAACGATTCAGCAAAAGCGTTCAATCGTGTCAACTCATTCATTGCTGGCGGAAAGGCTGCTGAAATAGATAACGATCTTTCAGAAAAGGCTGATCTGCCGCATAAGTATCGCGCTGGTTTGTCGGATAAGACAGCATCTGCAAGAAAAGCTCATTGGGATAAGATGGACAAGCTGTCCGATCGCGATCCTCGCGCATACGAGCCAGCACCTGGAGACGCGACTGCAAAAACTAAACCATCAAAACATACTCTAAAATATAAGAGAATGTACGGAGAAGAATCTATGGATGAAGCAGCAGAAGCTGGTCTAGCAGCGAAGGCTAAGAAGTCTGGCGTTTCAATTGATACGCTGCGAAAGGTTTATCGTCGTGGCGTAGCAGCATGGAACTCTGGTCATCGTCCAGGCACAACTCCGCAACAATGGGGTATGGCTCGTGTTAACTCCTATATCACAAAAGGTAAGGGAACTTATCACGGAGCTGACAAGGATCTACGTGAAGACGATCTAAGTGAAAAGAGTCAGGGTCTTTGGGCTAACATTCACGCGAAGCGTCAAAGAATCAAGTCGGGTTCTGGTGAGCGCATGCGTAAGCCAGGTGAGAAGGGAGCACCAACAGCGGATCAGATCAGATCAGCAAAGGGAGAAGCTGTAAGTCCAGCACAGCAAGCTGCGATTGCTATCTCAATGAAGAAAGCAGGTAAGACTCCTAAGAACGAAGACGTATCTCCTGCAGCTAAGAAGATTCTTGGCGACAAAGCTAAGGAGCACGGCGGTAAGGTTCCATTCAAGTCGACGACATACAAAGACGGTAAGAAAGTCGTAACTCACGGCTACAATGATGCTTCTGGAAAGCGCGTTGTAACTCATACGACGAACGAAGCAGCTAAGTCAGACGCACAACAGCGCGCTGCTGGCGCTGCTCTTGCTACGCAGCGCGGCGAATATGCTGGTGGCAAGAAGGGCGGAGCAATCAATCGTATGGCTCTGATGAAGAAGAAAGAACTCATCAAGCTCGCTACGAAGAAGAAAGAAACTAACGAAGCGAAATACAACTGGAAGAAAGCAGAGCTGCATACAAAGCACGACACTCTGTACAACAGAGGTATCGTAAAGAAGTCATACATTGATCGCAAGATCAATCCTTACAAGGCTGACGATGCTAAGATTGCTGCTGATATGATAAAGGACTTTATTGCTAAGGGTGGAAAGCCTACGCAACTTCCTCCTGGCAAAAGAACGATTAAGTCATATTCTAAGCCAAAGAAGTACATGACACCAAATCAGGCTGCTAAGGTTGGTGTCACAGAACAGAACATGACAACACATGACGCTGTTCCTCTATCTAAGAGAGTGAAGAAAGTTAAGAGCTTTCATGCTTGGCATCCAAAGTCAGTAAACGAAGCACAACGCACTGCCGATGTAAAGGTAGTGAAAGTTCGCAATCCAGACGGAACTACAACATTCCGTAAGGAAAGAACAACAACGACCGTGCAGCAAGAAGCTTCACATCCACATCCTACGGGCAAAATTCCTTATGGCTCGATGTCCAATAAAGAACTGCGTGATGCTCTACCTAAGAAAGTGAGAGCTGCAAGCGAAGCATATACTGGATCGGAGCCAACATCATCAAACCCTAACGATCCATCAAACCGTTTCGTAGGAACTGATGCGATTCGCAGAAACTATGCAGCTGCTACTCCAGGACAAGAACAAGCTGCAGGACAAATTGGAGTTGCTGCGTTTTCTCCAGAAAAGCCATCGTATGGTTCTCCTGTAGCGCGCACAAGAACAGAAGTAGATCATTCTAAGGATGATGCATCTAAGAAGCATTTCAACGAGATTCGTAAAGCACTCTCAGGTATCCGCGAGCAGAATGAACTCAATGAATCTTTCGCAGCTGGATTTGAGCTTGCTCCATTCGCGCGCGATTATGGCATCAAGGTTCAGTCCTCGTTCGAGCATCATCCAGAAGTTCAAGAAGCTCTCGACGCACAAGAAGACGCGATGAACGAAGCTATATATCAGGGACGTAATGTTCCTTTGAATAAGCCTATGAAAGGCGACGTTAAGAAGTCCAAAGTTTATGTTCGCGATCCTTCAACAGGAAACATCAAGAAAGTGAACTTTGGTGATAAGAAATTGAGCATTAAGAAAGATCAACCTGGACGCAAGAGATCATACTGTGCTCGCTCAAGCGGACAGGGTAATCTAACAAAGAAGACCAGTGCTAACTACTGGTCGCGTAGAGCATGGGATTGTTAAGAGGAGAAACTGAAAATGGATACTATTGTAACGCTCGTAGTGATTGGTGTTCTTGCTTATGTTGCTTGGACGTTCTGGCCAAAGGCTGACGTTAACGGCGACGGTAAGGTAGACGCAGCTGACGTAAAGGCAGCAGCTGATGTTAACAAAGATGGCAAGGTAGACGCTAAGGACGCAGTTGAAGTTGTAAAGAAGACGGCAACTCGCGCAAAGAAAGTTGCAACTAAGACTGCAACGAAGGCTGTCGCTAAGGCAAAGGGAACGAAGTAATATGGAACAACTCGTAGAGTCGCTCAAGAAAGTATTAGCGAGCAGCTTTTCTTTCTATCTCAAGGCGCACAACTATCACTGGAACGTAGAAGGTCATAGCTTCTCGGAGTATCATACCTTCTTGGGTGAACTCTACGCAGAAGTTTGGGGTGCAGTAGATACTATTGCAGAACATATTCGTACTCTCGACGCATATGTTCCAGGATCACTGACACGTTTTCAGCAGCTCACGTCAATCGAAGACGAACTGAGCGTTCCTTCTTCGCGTGCAATGATGGCAAAACTATATGCAGACAATATGCGCATTCTTGCTGATCTTCAAGCAGCGCATGCGGCTGCAGAAGCTGCTGGTAAGCGCGGAATCGTGAACTTTCTAGAAGATCGCATCGACACTCACGAGAAACATGCGTGGATGCTGCGTTCCTTCACTAAAGGTGAGTAATGGCGCAGTTTAGAACCGATACGAGTAGATATCTACCAAACTGCAACACGATCTTTGAGGTCGTGATGTTGGCTGATCCTTATGGAAATCGTATCGGTCCTGCTAACCCATCAGGTGTTGCTGTTGATGCGTTTGGTCGTTCTCGCGTGTCGATGCCGCTTACGCTGTTTGATTCTTCACATAGATATCGCGACAACGGTTTGTGGTCAACATCAAATACTGCCGGAACATCATACGCATTTAGTCAAAATGAAGGATTAGTCAATCTAAACATAAAGACCGGTGCGAATCAAGAAATTGTTCGCGAAACAATCAAAGTATTTTCCTATCAGCCGGGTAAGTCATTACAGATTATGAGTACATTTGTAATGAATAAACCTAAGATTGGATTGAGACAACGTATTGGATACTTTGGTTCAAACAACGGTATCTATCTAGAACAGTCCAATAGCGATATCTACTTTGTGGAAAGAAATTGGACAAGCGGAACACTGAAAGAAAATCGCGTATCTCAAGCTAATTGGAATGTTGATACGCTTCTTGGCAACGTTTCTTCAAGCCCCTCACATCTCACGCTCGATCTGACTAAAGCTCAGATTCTATTTACAGATATTGAGTGGCTTGGATTGGGAACTGTTCGTTGCGGTTTTGTTATTGATGGACAACAGATTCACTGTCATTCATTCCATCACGCGAATGTGTTAGAAACGACTTACATGACGACTGGCTCATTGCCATTGCGCTATGAAATCAAGAATACAGCAGCAACTGCTAACAATAGCACATTAAAGCAGGTATGTTCTACTGTTATCTCAGAAGGTGGATATGAACTACGCGGATCACAACAATCTATCGAAACTCCTATTGGTTCTCCTCGTGATCTGACAACAGCAGGAACATACTATCCTGTCATATCATTGAGACTAAAAACATCGCCAAATCGATTAGATGCTATTGTTATTCTTACTGCACTTTCTCTTCTTGGTTTTACCAATAACGTAAATTATAACTGGAAAGTTGTAACAGGCGGAACAACTACAGGTGGAACTTGGGTTAGCGCGGGAACAGATTCTGCTGTTGAATACAATATCACAGGAACAGGATTTTCTGGCGGAAGAGCTATGGCTAGCGGATTTCTAAACGGTTCTGCTCAAGGATCTACACCAGTCGACATTTTAAAAGAAGCGCTGTTTAAATTTCAGTTAGAACGCAATGGTCTTACACTAACACCGTTTGAACTAACACTCACAGCAGCCGCGGATACAAATGGCGGAGATATTTATGCGTCTCTGGATTGGGAAGAGATTTCAAGATAAGGAAAGCAAATGTCATATCGTAGTTTAGAAAACACAATTCGCTTCGGCGCAGTAAAAGAAGAACCAGACTACGAAGGTCAGATGGCGCGCGCTCAGTTGCAGATGATTGCAAAGCGCGCAGCAGCTCTAGCTGAAATGATGACAGACGATATGCAGCTGGAAGCCTGGGTTCAGAGCAAGATTACGACAGCTGAAGACTATGTAACAACAGTTCACGATTATATGATCACTAGAAAGGGTAACTAAATGTCAATTGATCCAAAGAAGTTTGGTCTCAGCGATTCGCTGGTGAACGCAGTAAGCGAAGCACTCAAAGGCAATCAGCATAAGATTGACGTCGCAGAGCCAAAGGGTAAGATCACCGGAGCAGACTTCAAGAAGCTGCGCGGCGAAACATCAGATCCAGTAATTCAGAAGAACTTAGACAAGGTTAACGCTGTTGCGTCAGATCTTAAGAAAATGGCTCAACAGCCAATTAAGCCATCTTCAACAACAAGTCTTCCTAAGGCTACATTCAATATCAAGTCACCTTCGCCATCTAGTCAAAGTGAAGCAGCAAAACCAGATTTCCTTGATCTCGACAAGGACGGCAATAAGAAAGAGCCGATGAAGCAAGCTGCGAAGCAAGCTAAGGAATCTGTCGAAGAAAACTTCAAGTTCAAAGTCACAACGAAAAAGCATGGCGAAGCTACAGTTACTGTTCCTGCACATAAAGCTAAGACACAGGATGAAGCTGAGA